GTGCGCTGGACGGTGGACGCTGGCGTGGACATCAACGACAAGCTCGTCGCGATCTCTTCGCAGGGCGATGTCGTCGTGTACCAGGGCACCGACCCCGACACCGTCGGTGACTTCGTGATCCAAGGCGTGTGGTATGTCGGCGCGCTGCCCGTGGGACGCCAATGCGTGATCAACAGCGGGGCCGACGTCCACATCCTCTCGCAATTCGGCGTGACTCCGCTCTCGCGCCTGCTCACCACGATCGACATGTCGCAGCAGGAGCAGATGCGGCTCACCTACATGATCTCGCCTGTGATCGCGCGCCTGATGCGCGAGTCCTCTTCGCTCGTCGGCTGGAAGATCGTGTCGCTGCCGAAGGAAGAGCTTTTCCTCATCGGCGTGCCTCCTGATTCACCGGAATTCGGCGGGCAGTTCTTCGCGCTGAAGCTCTCCACCGGGGCCTGGTCGCTGCTGAACACGCTGCCCTATTCGAGCTTCGTCTCGATCGATGCCGACGTTTTCTCCGGCACCTACGACGGGCGTGTCGTGCGCGCCTTCGATGGCCCGGTCGACAACGTGCTGATCGGAACGACGACCGGCGATCCGATCCAGTGTCAGGTGACTCCGGCCTACAACTCGATGGAGCCCGGCCCGGGGACCGGCGCGCAGCAGAAGGTCTTCAAGATGCTGCGCCCGACTTTCATCACCACCACCACGCCGACCATCGCGGTGACGATCATGACCGACTACGGCGGGCCCGGGGCTGCGGTGATCCCTACGCTCCCGCACTTCGACGAGGCGCTGTGGGACGTCGACCTGTGGGACGTCGCCAAGTGGACTGGGCTGCAGGGCCCGATCAAAACGTGGATCGGCGTCAACGGCGTGGGCTTCGCTGGTACCGCGCAGATCGATTACCTGTGCGGCGGCGAAACGCTGCTCGCCTCGATCGACTTCTGGACCGAGCGCGGGGGTGTGATGTGATGGTCCTGCCGAAGAACACGCAGGAGTGGAACGCGATGGCCGGGTTCCTTCGCGAGCATGCAGGCGTACACCCGAGCGCCGACCTTCGCGTGATCGGCTGGGTGAGCGAGGGCAAGCTCGTGATCGTCGCGGGCCTGAACGGCTTCCTCGGGAAGCTCGCGCAGATTCACATCGCCTTCGCGCCGGGCTGGCACTTCAGCCCGCGCGTCATGCTCGAAGAAGTTTTCCGCCACGCCTTCGTCGACGCCGGTCGCGAGATGTTGCTCGGCGTGGTGAACAGCACGAACGCGAAGGCCATGCGCTGGGATCAGCACCTCGGGTTCCGCGAGGTTTCACGGCTCCCCGGGATGCACGACGACGGCGGCGACGTCGTGCTCCTCGCGATGAAGAAGGACGAGTGCAGGTATCTCACGCGTCGACCTCTCCTTGAAAAGACCGGGAGCGAATGATGGGCGGCGGCAAGAGCAGCGTAAATTACGGCCAGTTGGCGGCGCAGGACCAGGCCTACAACCAGCAGAACATGGCGTCGCAGACGTTTGCGAATCGCCCCGACGTCACCACGCCATGGGGGCAGCAACAATGGTCGTCGAGCGTCGGACGCGATCCGTCTACGGGGTTGCCGGTCACGACGTGGAACCAGACCACCACGCTCACCCCCGAGGAGCAGGCCGCGCTCGATTCGCAGCAGAAGGTGCAGATGGGGCTCTCGCAGGGCGCGCAGGGCCTGCTCAACCAAGCGACCGGCGCGTTCAACACGCCTTTCGATTTCGCTTCGCTGCCGGGCATGCCGACGCAGGCCGCGCAGGCGGGCAACGTGCAGCAGGCGCAACAGAACGCGTTCAACCAGATGAGCCAGATGCTGCAGCCCGGTCGCACGCTGCAGCAGAACCAACTCGACACCAAGCTCGCGAACATGGGTCTGCCCGGCGGCAGCATGGCGAACGCGCAAGCGAACCAGCAACTGCAGAACCAGTGGACGACCGAAGACAAGCAACTGCTCGGGCAGGCGATGGGGCAAGGGCTGCAGGACGTGCAGGCGCAGTACGGCATGGACACATCGCAGGTTCAGCAGCAGCAGGCGCTGCGCCAGGCCTCGCTCGCCGATCAAATGCAACAGCGGAACATGCCGCTGAACGAGTTGAACGCGCTGCTCACCGGGCAGCAGGTTCAGATGCCGCAAATGCCGGGGTTCAACCCGGCGGGTGTCGGTCAGCCGGGGATGGGCCTGCAGGCCGGGCAGTTGACCGGCGCGCAGAACGCGGCGAACAAGACCGACTGGGGAGCGCTCGGCGGCACGGCGTTGATGGCTGCGGCGTACATGTACTGATGGCGACCTCCGACAACCTGCTGAAGATGCTGCGCGAGGTGCCGGTGCCCATGATCGGCAACCGCCGCCAGTTCGTGACGTGGCTGAAGTTCTTGCATGGGATCATGCGCGCCGCCGAGCCGCTGCTGGAGATCGCGGCGTCGAGGTCGACGGGCGCGCTGCGTGCCTACTACCTCGAAGCTCAACTCGAAGAACACGACCATGCGCGCTGGCTCGAAGAAGACCTCGCGACGCTCGGGGAGACGCCTTACGTGATCGACCACGCGACCGCCGCGACGGCTGGCGCGCAGTACTACTACCTGCAGCACGTCGGGCCGCACGCGCTCCTGGGCTACAAGGCTGCGCTCGAATTCCACCCGATGCCGCTTGCGAGCGTCGAGGAACTCGAACGCCTCTACGGCAAGGACGCGCTTCGCACGGTGCGCTACCACGCCGAGCACGACAGCAACCACTGGGATGCGCTCGCGCGCGTGATCGACATGTTCGAGGAGCAAGCGCGCGTCATCGTCTACAGCGCGCTGCTCACCGCCCGCATGATGGGGTTCTACCTCACCGAAAGGATGCGCCATGGCTGACAACACCACCGGGCTTGCCTATCTCACCATGGCCGACCTGACCGCCCAGGAGGAGAAGCTCGCGCAGCAGCAGGCGCTCGCGCAGCAACTGCGTGGCGTGGCCGCGCCGATGCAACGCATGGACAAGGGTTCGCAGGCCGCGCGTGCTATTTCGGGCTTGATGTCGGGCCTGGCAATGAGGAAGTCGAACCAGCAGATCGATCAAATGTCGCAGGACAGAAGGAAGTTGCTGAGTCAAATCGCACCAGCGTTTGGCGGTGGTCAGCAGAACCTGCCGATCGCGCCGCCATCCGCGCCGATCGACTACTCGCAATTCGGTGATTACTGGGGCCCGAATGGCTGACTACGGCTTCGGCGACATCTTCGACGCTGATCCCGACCTTCCCTTCATGAAGGCGCGGGCGCAGTCGGCGGCGCTTGCGCGTCGCCCACTGCTCTCGACGCCGAGTTCCGGCGTCGAAGTTCCGCCAGCGCGGCCCGGCGCGTCGCCGGTCGCCGACTATCGCGCGAAAGCGCTCGAAGCGCTGACGCAGTCGCAGACCTACACGCCGAGCCCCGAGGAGAAGCAAGCCACGAACGAGAAGACCATGCTCGCGCTCACCCTCGGTGCGATGGGCGGCGAGAGCTTCAGACCAGCCGCCGGGTTGCTGCTGAAGCAGTCGCTCGCCGATCCCGAGGCGGCTCGCGAGCGTCACCAGAAGCGCCTCGAAGCGCAGGCACGCCTCTACGAGTCGATGGCGCAGAACGCCGACACGGTCGAGCAGCGCCGCGAAGCCGCAGCGCAGGCCGATGAGACGCGGCGTTTGCTGCTGCAGCAGAGCAAGTTCGTGCCGATCAAGGACCAGGAAGGGAACGTCACCGCCGTCGTGAACACGCACACGGGCGAGATTCTCGGTGGCGGTGCTGGCGGTGCTCCCGCGACGCGACCGGATGCGCTGCCGAAGACCGCGACCTCCGAAGAGCGCAACCGCTACGGCATCGCCGCAGAGACGATCACATCGAGCAACCGGCTCATCAAGGAGATCGAGGCGAACCCCGACGCCTTCGGCCTGGGTGCTGGCAGCGCTGCGGGGATTGGCGCGTCGACCGGCATCCCAGTGCAGAAACTCTTCCTTACGCCGGAGCAGGAGCAGCTACGCGCGGGCGTCATGAACAAGGCCTACGAGATCATCAAGAGCCTCGCGGGCACCGCGCTCTCGGCGACCGAGGCGGGACGCATCATGCAGTTCGCGCCGAACCCGAGGGACGACGCGACGACCATCACCTCGAAGATGCGATCGGCGATTCAGTTGGCGCGTGACTCGCGCACCACGCTGCGCCAGCGTTACCGCATCCCGACGCCGCCTGACGAAGAAGTGCAGCAGCCGACGCCAGCACCGGCACCAGCCGCGCCGCAGGCGAGCGTGCAGCAGCGCGCCGATAGTTACTACCACCGCTGATGCCGACACTCGCCGAACACATGGAGGCGCTCGGAAGAGCGCAAGCGGCTGGCGACACCGAAGCCGCCGAGTACATCCGCCAGCGCGCCGCGCGCGAGATCACGGGCGCAGGCTCGTCCTTGGAGAAGCTCGGGGCTGGCATGCAGGACGTCGTCACCGGCACGAAGCAACTCTTCGGGCAGGCCTCCCGCGACGACGTGCGCGAGCAGGCGCGCATCGCGGACATGGCGACCGGTGGCACGCTCGGCGGCAGGGTCATGCGAGGCCTCGGCACCGCTGGCGCTGTCGCTCCGGCGATGCTGATCCCAGGCGCGCAGTCGGTCGGCGGCGCGGCGCTCCTTGGCGCTGGCACCGGGCTGCTGATGCCGACGGAGGAAGAGAATGTCGCCTACGGCAAGGTCAAGAACGCGGCTGAAGCGGCCCTGACCGCTGGCTTGATGCAGAAGGGCTTCAACGTCGCCGCGCCGATCGCTGGCACCGTGCTGAAGAAGGCGGTCGACTACGGGCGGCGGTTCTCTCCTGGCGGTCGGCAGACGATCGCCGAGCAGGCGTTTGCATCCGCGATCCCGGCTGCAGATCGACCGGCGGCTCAGCAGGCCCTCGCTGGCGCGGCGACGGCTCGCACGCCTCCGACGGGCTCGGGCGCACCCGTTACCTCTGGCGTCGCCACGCGTCAACCGGCGCTACTGGAAGCCGAACGCCAGGCGCGCGAAGCCGGTGGCGAACTCGGGCGACCGATCGAAGACCTGTACGAGCGCGCGGCGCAGCAGCGCTGGGGTCACCTGCAGCAGGAGGTCGGCGGCGATGTCCCGGCGCTCTCGCAGGCTGCGGAGGATGTCTACGACACCTTCATGTCGAGCGCGCAGATGCAGCGCCCCTTCGACAAGGGGAGGGTGCTCGGCCAGGAGATCACTGCGGCGATCAACTCGACGCACAACAAGGCGGTGAAGGGCGAACTGCAGCGCATCCTCGACCAGTACAAGGCCGCGCGATCGGCGGGCGACATTGGCTCGTTGCACGAGCTACGCATGACCGCGCTCGATGACGCGCTCTCGCGCCTGTACCAGACCGACAAGAAGGCGGCGGGGATGCTGCGCAATCGCATCGAGGGGTTCAAGGACACCTTCGACAACGAGATGAACCGCGCGCTCGGTGGCAACAAGTGGTCGCAGTTCCTCGGCGACTACAGCCAGGCGGCGACCGCGCGCGGCCAGGCGCAGGCGGGCAACGAATTGCTCGCCGGGATGGAGAACCAGAATCTAACACCTGGCGGCGTGCCGAGGCTCACCGGCCAGGAGCGGCAACTCGCGCGCGCGGCGAGCGATGTCAACCAGTACGGCCAGCCGGTGTACTCGCCGCGAGGACAGGCTGCACTCGGCGCGGTGCGCCGCGAGGTCGCCGAGCAGAACCTGCCCTACACCATGGGGCCGCGCGGCAGCGCGACCGCGCAGAACGTCGCCCCGAGCAACATGGTGCTCGCCCGCGCTCGCCAGGCGCTGGAGAGCCAACGCACACCGCTCTGGCGCGATCCGCTCGTGGCGGCTGGCGGCTTGGTCGACATGATGGGCGGCAGCGGCGCTGGCACCGGCACCGGGTTCGCGCTCGCGCTCGCCAGGCGCGGCATGATCTCGGCTGGCGATCGGCAGGCGGTAGACATCGCGCAGCGCCTGATCCAGCTACACGTTGACCCGGCGCGCGCAGCGCAGGCGCTCGCGAACATGAACCTGCCCGCGCAGATGAAGCAGAGCGTGATGCGGCAACTCGCAGCACAAGCCGCGCAATCGGTGCCAGCCGCAGCCGGGGCTGCGTACGCAACTCAGCAGAGGTAGACCATGGCACGCGACGGTTCAGGGAATTACACGCTACCGGTCGAGAACCCGGTCGTCACGCACACCGACATCACGACCGACTGGGCGAACACGACGATGGCGGACATCGCCGCCGCGCTCACCGATTCGCTCTCGCGCCACGGCTACGGCGGGATGCTGGTGCCCTTCAGGTTCGCCGATGGCACCGTGGCAGCACCCGGCATCACCTTCGCCAACGAACCGACGAGCGGGCTGTACCGCGCCGGGCTGAACGACATCCGCTATTCGATCGGCGCGGCTGACGTGCTGGTGATGACACCCGCCGGGATCACGATCCCAGCAGGGAAGACCATCATCTTCTCGCCTGGCAGCACGATCAACAACGTCGTGATCGGCAACGTCACGCCTGCGGCTGGGACGTTCACGGCGCTCACCGCTGCATCCGCAACGATCAACGGCCCGCTCACGGTGCCATACGATCAATCGGTTTTGGGCCTTGGCAGCGTGGATAGCACCACGAAGGTCGTTGTGAAAGGCCCCACCAAGGCCGTTCGTTTTGGCACGAGCGCGACCGGGGGCTATGTCGAGGGCGTCGACCCCACCGGTACTGCGTCGTTTCAACCGCTGAACGTCGGTGGCTCGGCTCTTAACCTGCAGACTGGTGGCGCAACTAGACTGAGCATCGATGCGGCTGGGTCGGTCGCGATCACGCTGGCTGCCGGTGGCATCGCGCTCGCGCTCAACTACGATTCAGCGGCAGGCAATCCGCTGAGATTCAACGATACGAACGCAGCCGGGAATGCATGGCTCGTCGGCGCGGGCGCTGGCTCGGCTGCTCGTGGCGACTTCGCGATCTACGATCAGACGAACGGCAAGCTGGTCGCCGACTTCATCAAGAACGCTGGCGGCATCAACTTCACTGGCGGCGGCACGGTGAGCGTGCCAGACATCACCGCATCGGGGCACTATCTTCTGACGGGGTCTGCTGGTGGGCTTGGGGGTGGTGTGCGCTATGTCGGAGCTGGCGGCGGGGGCCACTGGTATCACAACGTGGCGACCGGTTCGCAGCACATGTTCGCGGTCAACGAAACCGTCGTTGGCGCTTTCACCAACACTGGTCTGACGATCACCGGCAGCCTCAATGCGACTGTCTCGATCCAAGGCCTGCAGCCCATGTTCGAGCAGGCTGGGATCAGTCTCGCACCTAACACGGAAGGCGCGTTCTCGCTCCCGGCAGGCATGGCGAGGCCGAAGCTGGTCATCGCGGTCTATCGCTGCCTCACCGCCGACCAGGGCTATGTAGCGGGTGACGAGGTCCAC